CTGTTCTTGATCGTGTTGCTCAGGATTTCTATGAAGAAATTGCTGAAGAGATCAAGGACCAAGATTTGAGCTACTTAAAAGTGTTCGATCTTTTTACCGCTATCAATGGTACTGCAGGTGTGAAGTACGTTGATAAACTTAAACGCCAGACTAGTGCTGGCTTTCCTTGGAATCACACCAAAATGCGTCATTTGACAGTTATGGAACCTACTAATGGTCTCCAGGATCCTGTTGAATTGGATGCAGAAATGACGAAACGAGTTGAGGAGATTTGTGACACTTATCTTCAAGGTAAGATTTGGTGTCCAATTTTCAAAGCTAGTTTGAAGGATGAGGCGATTAAGTTCGCTAAGATCGAAATGGGAAAAACCCGTGTTTTCATGGGAGCCCCCATGGATTGGTCTATCGTGGTAAGGATGTATTTCTTAGGCGTCATTAAGTTGATGAATGAGAATCGGTTCACTTTTGAATCTGCAGTAGGAATCAATGCTACTTCAATGGAGTGGACAGACTTTTATAAGTTTGTCACAAAGTTTGGTAGAGATAGGATTATAGCTGGAGATTATAGTGATTTTGACAAGACAATGTGTGCGTATGTCATCTGGAAAGCTTTTGAACTTTTAATTAAGATCTATGAGGTTCCGGAAATGTTGCGAGTTTTAAAACTCTTGCAAAGCGGAGTACGACCTGAGGACATTGTTCCAGATTTGGAATTGATGGAAGCTCAGATGGTCCGTAAGGGCATAGCACAAGATACTATCTATGCATTTATCGAATTTTTCGGTGATTTGTGTAGAGCTGGTGGTATAGTCCCTAGTGGTCATCCCCTTACTGTGGTTATCAATGGAATTGCTAATTGTCTCTATATGAGATATGCTTTTGCTATGTTAAACCCAGAAGGTAAGACCTCTAAGGGATTTAAGGAAATTGTTGCTTTGATGACGTATGGTGATGACAACATCATGGGCGTCAAAGAAGGGTATGACTGGTTTAACCATTGTTCTATTGCAGAGCAAATGGCGAAAATTGGTGTTAAGTATACCATGGCTGAAAAAGAGGCTGTATCAGTGCCTTATATCAGTATTGATGATGCAACTTTCCTTAAGCGAAAATGGCAGTGGAATGAAGAGCTTCAGGCTTTTCTTGCTCCTCTCGAGGAGGCTTCAATTGAGAAAATGTTGATGATAAATGTTGAATCGACATCAGTATCGAGGGAAGTACAAGCTATGCAATGTATTGCTAGCGCTGTGAAGGAATCATTTCACCACGGGCGTGAGTATTTTGAGAAAATGGTCTCAATGCTCAAGGAAGTGGTAAGTGAACTAGGGTTGGATGTGTTCGTTGAGAAGAGCACATTCAAAACGTGGGATGACTTTGTGGAGATTTTTAAATCACAAGGTTTGGTGAAAGGGTCAACGACAGATGGTCCGAGTTTAAACCAAAATATGTCAACTAGTGACAGTGACTGCCAAGAAGTTTATAATGACTTAGAACTTCAAGGAGAATGGGTCTCTAGTTATTCCTGTGGCGAGCAATCTCGTTACTCCTTTTTAGGAGTGCGTTCTATGGAAGCGCAAAAAAGTCAAAAAGTTGCTGTAGCACTAGGGTGTGCTGCAGTTCCTAATACCCACCCGAACAAAACAACCCAACAAATGTCAACTGAAGACTATAACTCAGTACTTTCGGACTTTGAAGTACAATCAGAAGTCATTGTCAATCCTATGAAAACACAGGATAAGGCAGAAAATACCCGTCAGCAAACCGTGCGTTTTCTTGATGAGAATGCGGGTGATGTTGAGGGTTTTGATCATGTTAGTAACTCTATTGAAAACGCTGATTACCTTGGAGGTGCAGATCTTGGGGATTTCTTTAAGAGACCCGTTAGGATCTACAGCTATTCTTGGACAGAAGGAGCTGGAGTTGGAGTTGAGGCTACTATTGAGCCTTGGCAACTCTATTTTAGTAACTCTTACGTTGCTAATAAGATTGCAAATTTTGCTTTCTTGCGTTGTGACTTAAAATTAAAGGTCTTGATCAATGCTTCTCCATTTTATTATGGAGCTATGTTATTGAATTATCAACCGTTACCAGCTTTTAATCCAAGTACAATTGCGGGTTCCGCAGTTGCACAACAAACTTGGATAGAGCAGTCTCAACGACCGCACATTTGGATTTATCCCCAAAATAGTGCAGGTGGTGAAATGACACTACCTTTCTTCTGGCCTAAACATTGGTTGAATACACAAGTCAATCAAGAGTTTCTTGACATGGGTCAATTAAATCTTATAGATTATACTGGTCTTGTTAGTGCTAATGGCACAACGGGAGCGCCTGTAACTATACAGATTTACGCTTGGGCAGAGAATGTCCAACTTTCAGGTCCTTCTGTGGGCCTGGCACTTCAGGGTGATGAATATGGAACAGGAGTTGTTTCAGCCCCTGCTAGTGCGATTGCCAACATAGCTGGTCGATTAGCGACCGCGCCTGTGATTGGCAAGTTTGCGCGTGCAACTCAAATAGGAGCAAGCGCAATAGCTGGCATAGCTAAGCTATTTGGATGGACAAATGTACCTGTGATTACAGATACACAACCATTTAGACCTACAGCTTTTAGCCAGCTTGCTACTACAAGTCTTGGTTTCCCGAAAGAGAAGTTAACTTTAGATGCTAAAAACGAAGTGAGTGTAGATCCTTCCATCATTGGCTTACCAGCTAAAGATGAATTGGATTTATCTTATCTCTTCCAAAAAGAGAGTTATTTGACGACTGCTGTGTGGAACACGAGTGATTCACCAAATACAGTTAAATTTACTTCTCTTGTCACTCCTGAGATGTACTCAACAGAGTCAATTACGTCTGGTATTTATGTTCATGATACACCAATGTCGTGGGCATCATTGTGGTTTGCATCATGGAGAGGGGATATTATATTCCGTTTTCGTGTGATTGCTTCTCAATACCATAAAGGACGTTTGATCATCTCGTGGGATCCTGCAGGAACTACAACATCGAACTTGGACAATAAAACTGAGACCACTGCTGTCGTTTCGACAACAATTATGGACTTAGGTGAATGTTCAGAAGTAGAAGTACGTGTTCCATTTAATCAGGCTCTTCCATTTCTTGAGTGTCAACAACTTAGAGATACAGCACACATTCCTTGGGCTTTATCTGCCCCAGGTACTTACCCATATGATAGTAAAAAACATAACGGTTTTTTGACACTTAGGGTGCTCACGGAATTGAGTGCACCAGTAGCATCTAGTGCAGTTTCTATTCAGGTGTTTGTGAGAGGTGCTGAGAATCTCGAAGTCGCTAACCCAGGATACGCTAACTGGCAACATTTCTCTCCTGCCCAATTTTCCTTGCAAAGTGAAGACTGTTCAAAGGTTACTATGGCGCAAGAGGGTAGAGAAGATAATGCAAGATACTTGCTGAATTTCGGTGAAAGAGTTCCATCATTGCGACCATTGTTGCATAGAATGACTAACTTGATGGCGGTTTCATATGGTACTGGAGCTGGTACTGGAATTGCTTTCTGTTATGATAGTTTGAATAGAACTCCTCCTTCTCCGGGTTATGATCCTAACGGATTATTTTCGGCAAAAGGAATTATTGCGACTGGCAGTAATTTTCCTTACAACTTTGTTAACTATGTACCATTGACTTGGTACATGCAAGCTTTTGTTGCTCAAAGAGGAGCAATAACTTGGACGTTGAATAACAATGCATCAAATCTTGCTGGTGATGTACGTATTACACGAACGCCAGTGACAGGAGCTGCTGCTCCTAGTGTGCGAAATTATCAAGCGCCAAGCACTATAACAAAGTCATTAGCTGCTAAGTACTATAATGTTTATACCAATAACATGACAGGTGGTGGAGCCATGACACATCAGGCGACAAATGCGGGTTTAGAGGTTTCGTTACCTTTCTACTCGATTTATAAATTTGTGTCTACAAATGCGCAAATGGCCACTAATCCTGGTGCTTTAGGTATTGATCAAACTGATGTGATCACATATGAAGTGGTTGCTCAGCAAACTAGTACTGAAAATAATGGGTTACGAGAGTATTTTGTAGGTACTGGAACAGACTTTAATGTCTTTTGGTTCCTCAATTGCCCAACTCATATTGCAGCAGCAGATCCAGTAGCAAACTGATTTAACCTTTTAGGAAAGGAGAGTGAGAAAACACTATAAAACACCTGCGGGAAGCAGATTTAACCTTTTAGGAAAGGAGACGCTTAGCGTTAAGGTAGATAAATAATTAGTTTAGTTATATATATATCTCAATTTGGGCGTCAAGCACATCTGGCGCGGTCAGTGTGCCATCTCCACTTATGTGGCGGTGCTAAAGTTCGTTCGTTTAATTACGACTGGCTTGCTAACATGTTTTATTCATGAACACCTTGTGAAAAGGGTTTTGCAATTGCCAGCGAGCTGGTGATTGATTTTACCGGCTCACGAGCATGAACCACGACCTTTTAGCAGGGCGAATCATAAATCGCTCGATTCCCAAAC